TTTATAAACCTTTGATAATAGTTATTAAATCTAAATTGTGTTCTTTCAGATGTGTTAGACAAATCCAAAGACATAAGACCTTGTATTGTTCTATTAAAATTTAAACCTCTATCTATTTCTGCTGTTATAATATTATTAATAGCCACACTAGCAGCTTCAGCGTCTAAAGGTATTAATCTAATTTTTTGCAATTCTCTATCCATTGCATATTTTAAATCTGGTTGGATTTCCTTATCTTCCTTTAAAATTTTAAAATATGATTCTTTTAGTGTTTTTTTACTTTTTGACATATATAAGTCATTAACAAAATCCCAATTTATATGATTCCAAAATTTTTTAATGTACTCATCTCTTTTGTTACGGTATCTTAAATAATAAGCGTGTTCCCATAAATCTAACCCCAATAATGGATACCCACCACTTTTAACAACATTCATCAATGGGTTGTCTTGGTTTGGGGTTGACATAATTTTTAATTTTCCATTTTTTAATAGAACCAACCAGACCCAACCAGACCCAAACCTTTCTTTAGCAACTTCATTAAATTCATCCTTTAATTTTTTTATGTTACCATAATCAGCTTTTATCTTTTCAAAGATTTCACCTTTTGGGTTTTGTTTTTTTGGTGACAACATCTTCCAAAATAATGCGTGGTTAAAAGCGCCTCCAGCATTATTTCTAACACTATCATCATATCTACTAATTGATTTGATAATTTGTTCTAAATCAATATATTTATATTTCTTATTTTTTAAATGGTCATTTAACTTTTTAACATACCCCTTATAATGTTTATTATAATGAATATCCATAGTTTCAGGATCGACAAATTGTTTCATAGCAGAATAAGCATATGGTAATTTCTCAATACCAATTTTTTTCATTTCTAAAATTAAATCTTTTTGTAATTCTTTTTTTTCAGTAAGAACTATTTGTTCTTTTAAAAGATTTAACTTATTATTAATACCTTCATACATCATTTCTTCTTTTTCTGGGAAACTTTTTTCAAATTTTTTTATTAAAGAACCAGCTTCAGCATTTGCTTCATCCTCATTCTTACCGCCAATATTAGGACCATGTTCTCTATTTAGAACATTTATTTGATATTCGTGTACCCATTCGTGAGCTAAAGTCCTAATTACATCTCTATTTAATCTACCATTAGTTAAAATTTTTAATTCAGAATCGTTAGTTCTACTACCACTAGACATTCCACCAAATCTTTTACCAGTAAAAGTTATTTTAACATCATTATTTAAAGGGTATTTTTTATTTAAAAAAACAATAAATTTTTTCATTAGATTTTTATCTTTATTAGATAAATCACACCCATTAATATAATTAAGAGAAACTTTCATTTTTAGATAAATACTTTATAAGATATTATTGTGCGTTTATTAGTGATAAAATCTCTTCGACAACATCCGTTGAATTATTAACCTCATCACCCATAACTGTACCAATAACTTTTTTCTTATTATTTAATATATCATAAACAACACCTTCGATTGTATTTTCAAAAATTGGGTAGTATACTAAAACATTATTTTTTTGACCATATCTATACGCTCTATCTTCAGCTTGTGCGTGTTCAGCTGGTACAAAGGATAAATCATTCATAATTACAGTTTCAGCTGAAGTTAAAGTTAAACCAACACCTGCGGCTTTTAAATTACCAACAAAAACTTTTATTTTTTCATTTTCTTGAAATTGGTCTACAGCATTTTGTCTTTGTATTTTATTACAGCTACCATCTAAATACACAGCCTGCTTTTCAAAATGATTATATATCGTTTGTAGTGTGTCTGTAAAGTTTGTAAAAATGATTACCTTTTTATCTTGATCAATAATGTTTTCTGCAAATTTTATTGTTTCTTTAACTTTTTCATTTGCAATTACTTTTCTAACTTTCATTAGTTTTGAGAATTGTATCGCTAAAGATGTCGACTCTTCTTTTTTGTTTTTTAACCATTCATAGTATTCACCCATCAAGTCTTTATATTCTTTAGAATTTATTCTTAAATAAACGGGTGTTATTATTTTATCAGGTAAATCTAAAACATCTTCTTTTAATCTACGAAGAATTTGTTTTGAAGTTCTATCTCTTAATTCTTCTAGATTTGAGGCGCCTGTAACATTCCACACTTTTCTATTACCGGCTCTAAATTGATATCCTTGACAATATCTAATGGCATACGCCATCCAATTTTGTGCAACAGGACTTTCAATAATCTTTAATAAATTGTAATAGTTTATTGGTCGTGATGTCATTGGAGTACCAGTTAATAACCAAACTTTATCAATGTTTTTTACAAAATCATTTATTATCTTTGTTCTTTGTGCTTGAGCATTTGATACCATATGGGCCTCATCTAAAATAACAAGATCAAAATTAGAATTTAATAAATCAGAATTATCCTTTTCTTTTAAGTTGTGAAAGTTTTTTAAAATATCATAATTTACAATCACAAAGTCCTCATTGTTTTCAGAATATTTTTTACCTTCACAAATAAAGCTACCCCTATCAGTATAATTTTCAATCTCTCTTTGCCAATTTATTTTAAGAGAAGCTGGGCATATTATCAATATTTTTTTAGCTCCAGTTTCTAATGCCGCAATAATTGTTGAGGTTGTTTTACCAAGACCCATATCGTCCGCTAATATAAATCTTTTAGAACCAACAAGTTTTTCAATCGCTTCTTTTTGGTGTGATAATGGTGGGCGATGACTATATTTAGAGTAGTCAATATTTACTTTTTCTATTGTATGTGTTTTAATTAAGGATGTCTTAGGCACCCAAAATTCGTGTAAACTATCCTTTTCAAAAAATTTACCCCAGATATGATAAGACTTTTCTCTTTCAACCAAAAGTTTTTCAATATAAACTTTAGTTGGTGTTTGCATTAAATATTTTTCTTTTGCGAACTTTTCTGCAAAATAAGAATCTAAATCAACCCACTTACGAGCAATCTTTGGTTTTGTGTTATAATAATTTGTAATGTATTCAGCTTGAGATCTAGTTGGATAAAACTTCTTACTTGAAACTTTTTTATTTTTAAGGTATAGGATATAGTTGTTAGCACCACTATAAGTGTCTAACAAATCTAAAGCTTTTTGTTCTATTATTTGTTTTGGTTGTTCCAATATTAATAGTTATTAATAAAAATAACAATAAAATTGATATTTATCAATAAATAACATTATGACAAATAGAGTTCCAATATCTAGACTAGGAAAGTTTTTTGGTGAAAAGGATTTTAACCTTGAGGTTGAGATGGGTCAAGAGTGGTTAGATGGTGATATGAACTTTAAATGTGTATTATACAAAGTAGACAAAGGTAAAACAAAAACTGACGATGTTTATGGAGAAACTGTAGAAGACGGCATTAAATTTTTACCACCAATAGAGTTCAATGCTTTTGTAGCTATTGCGGTACCAGAAAATAAAAATGTTGGTACAACAAAAAACGCACAGTTTGAGCCAGGAAATATTACAATATCTGTTTATTTAAAAACCTTAGATAATTTAGGTATTGATATAGATTTAGGTGATTATGTTGGTTATTACGATAGTGAAGATTTTGTTAGATATTATACTGTTGTAAATGATGGTAGAGTAATATCTGATTTTAAACATACATATAAAGGTTATAAACCATTCTATAAAACAATAATTGCAGCACCTGTTGGTCCTAATGAATTTAAAGCACTATAAAAATGGGATTACCAAAAAAAATAAAAAAATACATACCATTAACCGAAGAAAAAATTCTTTTACCTAGAAGAAGAGAACTACGTGACCAAATTGAGGTTGATGGAACCTTTTTACCTAAATCACTATTACACGCAGATTTAGATCGTGGATTTTTAGATTTTGTTAGAGACCAACTAACTTGTGTTGTTGAGGGTAAAACAATCCCAATGATTGACATTTTAATAGCAACACAAAACTGGTCTCAATTTACTGAAACTTGGGATTTTCAAAACATAGATAAAAACACAGAACCACCATTTATAACTGTTATTAGAAATCCAGAAGTTAAATATGGTAATAACCCAGCTATTGTATATAATATACCAAATAGAAGATTGTATACTTATGCTAAAGTACCAACTTGGGATGGTAATAAAAATGGATATGACATATATAAAATACCACAACCAGTACCAATTGATTTAAGTTATTCTGTTGCAATTATTTGTAATAGAATGAGAGAGGTAAATAAATTTAATCAAATTGTTATGGAGAAGTTTGCGTCATTACAAGCCTACCAAACAATAAAAGGACATTACATACCAATAAAAAACACTGGAATGTCAGATGAGTCTGTTATGGATATAGAAAAAAGAAAGTATTATATACAAAAATATGAGTTTACTTTGTCTGGGTTTTTAATCGATGAAAATGAGTTTGAGGTTAGTCCTGCTATAACTAGAACATTCCAATTGTTTGAAACTGAAAGACCATATAAAAAATCAAAAAGAAGAAAACAAAATCCACCAGAACCATTAACTTATGAATTTGTGTTTCCTATTGGTAATAATGAATCGGAAGAACTTTTAAATTATACATTTAATTTAAAATTAGCGTCTAGTGAAAACGTTAGCTCGTTCCAAATCTATATTAATGGTGACTATTATGGTCAAGATTTAGAAAACGTTGAGGTAAATACTAATGATATTTTATTGGTCATTGTAACAAAGGTTGACGCAACAAAAGAATCTAGGGTAACATACGTACAAGATATACCTTAGTTTTCCCCATATATATCTTTTTTTTCTTTACAGGTATTAAAAATCAAATTTTCTAAAAATCTATACATTTTTATACCACGCTTATTACAATAGTCTTTAAGGGCTTTATGAGCCTCAATAGATATTTTTAAATTTTTTATCTTTTTTTGTTCATTTTCCATAGGTAGAAAAAAGGTAGAAAAAAATCTTACCAAAATATAAATAGTTTCTAATAAGTAAAGTTTTTGGTAAAATCAATAATATTTATTATAAAAATAAATTATTAAAACATAAAAAAAGAAATGGCTACGAATAGTAAAGTTTTTGTTTCACCGGGTGTTTATACTTCCGAAGTTGATTTAAGCTTTGTAGCTCAGAGTGTTGGTGTAACAACATTAGGTATCGTTGGAGAGACTCTTAGAGGTCCAGCTTTCGAACCTATTTTTGTTAAAAACTACGATGAGTTTCAGACTTACTTTGGAGGGACATCTGCTGAAAAATTTGTAAATACACAAATTCCAAAATACGAGGCGGCATATATTGCTAAATCTTATTTACAACAATCAAATCAATTATTTGTTACTAGAGTTCTTGGTTTGTCTGGTTATGATGCTGGGCCTTCTTGGTCAATTATAACTAAAGCAAACTTAGACCCAGCAACATTAAATTATAATTGTTTAAGTGGGATTACTGTTGATTGTGAACCAGTTTGTGTTGTTAAAAAAGAAATGTCTTTTGAGGTCCCATTCACAGCGTGTACTGATGACCCAACAACTGTAACATATGGTGCTTTCCCTAGTGAAATACAAGATATTCTAGATACAGAATATGAACAACTAGAAGGTGATATTAGCACACTTAACGACCAAATAAGTAATATGGTATCAGATGTAATAACAAGTTCTAACCCTTCTATGGCAGAAGATGAGGTTGTTTATTACTTTGGTGCGATACCAGAAGACGAATATAATTATTTAAGTACTACAGGTTATACACAAGAAACTGATGTTTTTGGAATTCAAACAATTCCATTTGAGAATTTAACCCCTGAGTCACCAAACAATGATGCTTGGTATTATGCCTTATTTACAAATAATGGCGGTGGTGAATATAGTGGTTATTCATTCTTTACAACAGTTACTAGTTTAACAAACATAAACCCTGTAACTACAACAACTACAACTCCAGCACCAACTACAACTACAACAACAACTGATCCTTGTGTAACTCCAGACCCAACAACAACTACTACGACAACAGCTCCTGTTGTTATTGATTGTTATTCTGGTAATGTTTCAGGTATTATATATTACTATACTGGAACATCATTTACACAATTTGATGATTTAGTTGTAACAACACTAAGGTCTAGAGGTATCTCAACATATAGTAATGAGGTAAACCCGGTATTCCAAATATCTGATGTTAATAATGTAACATTAGATATGACAGGTCAATACGTTGGAGCTCTTAAAAACCCATTCTCAACATTTGCAATTAACGCTACTAATGATAGTGGTGCAGAATTTGACTTTGAGGTTTCATTAGGTTCTAACTCATCTAAAAATATCAATAAAGTATTTGGTAAGGGTAACTTTAGCAAACCAAGACTACAAAACCCATTAATGGTTGAAGAGTCTTTCTTAACTCTATTAAACTATGCTTGGAATAAAGGATATATTAGAGGTTTAAGTTCTGAGTTTGTAACGACAGAAGGAGCTCAAGCGAATGATTCAAGCACTATAGGTTGGTATATGGATAAGTTCCAAACACCAGAGACTCCTTGGATTGTATCAGAAGTTAGAGGTAATAAAGTATTTGACTTATTTAAAGTTTATAGTATTTCTGATGGTAACTCTGCTAATACACAAATTAAAGTATCAGTAACAGATATATCATTTAACAATCTAACATTTACATTGTTAATTAGAGATTATTTTGATACTGATGCAAATCCAGTAGTTCTTGAGAAGTTCTCTAACTGCTCTATGGACCCACAAGAAAATAACTATATTGCTAAAAAGGTTGGTACATTAGATGGTGAATACTCATTAAATTCTAAATTTATTTTAATTGATGTGAATTATGACGCACCAATTGATGCATTACCTTGTGGATTTAAAGGATTCTCATTTAGAGAATATCCTGGAAGTAGATCTCCATTCCCAGTTTATAAAACAAAATATGACAAAGCTGGTGAATTGGTTTACAACCCACCATTTGGTTTCTCTAATGGTCTTGATGACGCTTACACTAGCCCAGGAGATAATGTTAGAAAAACTTTCTTAGGTATTTCTTCATTCTGGGGTTATGATAGTGATTTCTACCAATATAAAGGGAAAAGAAAACCACTTAACCTTTGTACTGGCGAAGGAAACGTTTGGGATTTTGTAACAAAAGGATTCCATATGGATCAAAATGCTAGTGGAATTACAATAAATGGTGGTTACACATCATCAGGTGAAACAGCATACGAGGTTGGTGTTGCTTCATTCTCATCAGAACCAACAGACCCAACAAATCCTTACTATAGATTAAATTCTAGAAAATTCAACGTAATGGTTTATGGTGGATTCGATGGTTGGGACATCTATAGAGAGTATAGAACAAATGGAGATAGATTTGCTCTTGGTAGATCAGGATTCCTAAATGGAGCTTGTGCTTCAACTAGATTCCCTAATGGAAAAGGAAATGGTCTATTTAAACAAATAGCATTAGGTGACGGCACAATTGACTATGGAAATACTGATTACTACGCATACTTGTTAGGTCAAAGAACATTTGACAACCCTGAAGCGGTTAACATTAATGTGTTTGTAACACCAGGTATTGATATTACTAATAACTCTAACCTAGTTGAGTCTGCAATTGATATGGTAGAAAACGAAAGAGCTGACTCACTATATGTTGCGACATTACCAGATTACAATATGTTCTTACCAACAACAACAGGTGAAGATGGTTTAATATATCCTCAAGAAGCTGTTGATAATTTAGAAGAGACTGGTATTGACTCTAACTATACAGCAACTTACTATCCTTGGGTACTTACAAGAGATACTGTCAATAATACTCAAATTTATATTCCACCAACAGCTGAAGTAACTAGAAACTTAGCCTTAACGGATAATGTTGCGTTCCCATGGTTTGCAGCGGCTGGTTATACTAGAGGTATTGTAAATGCTGTTAAAGCTCGTAAGAAGTTAACACAAGAAGATAGAGATGTTCTTTATCTTGGTAGAATTAACCCAATTGCAACTTTTGCAGATGTAGGAACTGTAATTTGGGGTAACAAAACACTACAAGTTAGAGAA